GAGTCGCCGCCTCAGAACTCGACCAATGGCGCGAGTCCCTAGACCACATCCACAGTCTCGCTACTGAGGACACCTGGGCTCTGGGTTTGGCTGTGTTAGGGGACGACTGCACTTTTGCACTCGCTGGAGGTGAATGGAAAATCTTCGTTGACAACGATTTCACAGACTATGACCGCACCCAGGGCCCCGAAGCCCAAGACGCTGGGTCAGAAGGTCTGGAGGAACTAGGCATGCCCAAGAAGCAGCGTGACGCTCTCAGGGACCTAGGCCAAACCTCTTCAACCATCACCTTCCGCCACCATGGTAAGTTCAAGGTACTCGCGCCAGAGCAGATGCTTAGCGGGACCTCGACCACCTGCCTTACCAACTCCACCGGCAACGTGACTGCGCATGTTTATGGTCTCACGGGTCTTCGACAACCCGAGTACTACAACAGTGAGGAAGAAGTGATACAAGATCTTAGAGAGTCCATTGAGTCTCTGGGGTTTGCATGCAAGATTAATAATGCGGGCCCTAATCATATCACTTTCCTGCGCCACTGGTGGGTTCCCTCAGCGGATCTCACCACCCGTTATGCCGTGCCTCTCCCAAGCTCACTACTTAAGCTGGGATGCATTCTCACCGACCCACAGTCCATCTTTAAGAAGAATGGGACTGAAATGATGGCAGCGGCTCTGGCTGCCAACATGCGCCAGCTCCCGGAAGGCCTTCCCCTCCTGGGCGCGTTCCGTAGCGCACTTCTCAGGGTTGCAGAAAATGCGGGCGCCGACCCCCACGCTGAGGCAGTGGAACCGAGCACCGGTTTGGTCCAAAGGGCCATTAACCCAGACTGGATGTATAAAATTCAAAGAGAGAAGCCAGTCTGTTCCGGGGTTTCTACCCCACAACTCTTGTCCATGATACAAGACCGTTACTCCCTCTCTCCAAGCGAGGTGAGCGAGTTGGTCATGCTGTTGGGCAGAGTAAAACAGGCCCCCTGTGTTGTCCTGTCTCCATACTGGCGTAGGCTGGTAGAGGCAGACTACTAAGGTGGTTTGTTGGCCTGGTCGGGTGTCACAGCACCCAGTGGTGGGTGACCAGGAAGGAGAAGCTACCTCCAGTGATTAAAGCAGGAAGCGGTGATAACCACCACCAGCCATATGAATGGCACCAAGTCCCGCGCAAAGGCGGCAGGCACAACCAAGACCCCAGTCAAACCCCAGGATCCCCTCGTCCAAAAGTATCCCCTCGCAGCCGCAGCTATCGCTGCCGCAGTCCACCGAGGAGCGAACGATGCAAGAGATCGAAAGACTACTAAAGCAGGCGGGAGCCAAAACCCCCGTCGACGCGCACAAACTAGTAGCCGAG